CAGCGCTTTGGTGTAACGAGTAGACAGTGAGTCATACAGGTTATCTTCCACAGCTTCTTCAGTGATGGAGAAGCCCATTGCGATGGTTTCGTGAGTGTAGCGAGCGGTAAACGCTTCTTGCGCATTGTCATACGCGATGGCTGAGCCTTCGTTTTTAACGGGGGCTGCACCAAAACCTGACAACTTGGTTTCTTCTTCGAATGAACGCTCTGAGGTCTCAGTTTCGAAAATCTGAGCGTGTTCATCGTTGTATCGACCGTACTCCATGCCAAACAGAGCATTAAGCCCCGGAAGCAATTCTTTGAGTAATTGGGCGCGTGAAATAGCCATAGTCGCCTACTCCTTATATTCCGGTGTTCACAGTCATGCTGTGGAAGCCGAGGTTGATTTTAACCAGAACGTCCGGAAACGCGTCTGACACTGGTGAAGCAAAACCCAAAATACGGAAAGCTGCAGGAACAGTAACAAGCGTTGCATCCAGAGCGCTCGTAGAGTTACCGGTAGTTGTATTACCAGTAGAAGTACTTTGAGCAGCAGCGAAGAACGTGTTTGCACCAACAGCTGCCTGTGTGGCAGTGCCATCAAGCTGAGCTTGGAACAACACCATCGGGTCGTCTACAACGAAAGCCTGAACCACACCGGTAGTGCCTGAAGGGTAGTACTGACTAAAAATTACCTGACCCTGAGTATTAACAAATCTGCAGCCGACGAATACGCCAATTGCGCCTGTAACACTGGTTGAGCCTGTGGGCCAGTCGTTAGTTGTTGCATCTGCACCGGTACCGGTGACGATGGCGATGTAGCCGTTAGCATTAATGTACACCACACTTCCGTAGAAGATGTTGGTGTTAACACCAGCCGGATCAATCAGAAACGTAGAGTAGGCGCCCGCGTAGGGCATCCCGTCTACACGCTTAACGGGACGAAGCCCGTATGGTGCGGCAGTTGTAGCCATGATTAACTCCTAAAATTATCCTTTACCGAAAGTTACCGTAGTTTTTCTCTCATTGAAGAGAGGCATCCTCGGATCGTTTTCCCGCATAAGGTTCTGGTCCACGGCGATCATCTGAGACCTAGTTTGGTTCGTGTAATACTCATTACGTTCCTTAACCAGCTCGACGGGCGCTTTACACAGCAGCAATCCACCAATCACAACATTATCCTTAAAGCGTTCGTTCTCAATGCTACTCAGGAAAATCTCTGGGTGGTCTACTGCTCGCACGGGTTCCCAACCTTCGCGGAGTTTGGAAGAGACATTGATTGCATCAGCCTGACCTCGGGTACTTACGCGGACCCAGTGAAACGTATACCCAGCTTCCGGATTCGGAGTGGGCAGCACTTCGGGTCTACGCCACGCCGACTTGCGTTGGGTGCGTTCACGTTTTTCCAAGTCTCGGTCTAATCTGTTATCAGCCATTATGTTCTCCTCAATAACGCAACCTGTTTGGCGTAGTCTGCAAGTGATACTCCCATCCTCTTGGCTACAGCGATTTGTGATTCGCTTAAACGCACCTTTATCGGTGCTGTGCTCCGCGTAGCGGGTGCGACCACATTTGCTGCTTTCCGTACTTTCTGAGGTTCTGGTGTATCCTCAATATCTTCATCGAAGTTCTCTGGGAACAACTTTCGCATACGAGTATTTACTTTCTCGTAGTATTCATCTGAGCGAGGGTCAACACCCTCTTTTACTAGCTTGCTATGGTATCCCAGTGCGTACGCTGTCATCTCGTCGTCACTACCGAACCACGTATTTTCGTTTCTCCAAGCCTCTGCTTTATCATCCCGCGTTACTTGCGGCTGTTGGGCAGGGGGCCTTTGCTGCTGTTGTACATTATTGCTTTGATTTTGTAAAGCTTCTGGCTGGTCAGCACGGGGTTTAAGGTTGTTAACCTTATCCATGCGTATCTGCGCCCCATACAATCCTTCCTGCGCAGCAATAATCGCGTCAGTGTTACCCGACTCGTAAGCTTCTTTATATTTCTGTTTTGCGGCCTGCATCTCAACTTGAATCTGTTTTTTGGCAGACTCAATCAAGGCATTGTGACCTTTATCAACGGAACCTTTGAGCTTCTGGTTCTCGTCAACAAGAACTTTAGCAAAGCGCTCCAGCTCCTCACGCTCACGCAGGGCTTGTTCTTTTGCCCGTCGCTCGTCGTGATAACCTTTGCTGAAGTGCTGAATTCGTTTTTTAACCTTGTCGGAGTAGTTCTCCAACTCTTCGTCGGTAACCTCTTCGGGCGGAGTAGACGGCTTTTTGTTACGGTCCCCGAGCGGTGTGTCGTCAACAACTTCTATTTCAACGTCATCGACTTTTAGCGTTTTCTTTTTCTTACCGATAGTCACCCGGCCGACAGCGTCTTCAATTTCAAGACCCGGCTCGGAAACTTCTTGCTCGACATCAATAACCGCCGCCGCTTTTGCGTCGGGGTCTGGAAAGTCAAACTCTACCTGTTGCATTGGCATAGCTCACTCCTTATGCACGAGAGATGGCTCTCGGGTTGGGTACAGTAGCTTGGACGGAATCGTCGTTCATTAGACGGTACTCTTGCGTACCGATCTTAAAGCGCGTGCCAGTGTTTGCGCGGAACATTACATAGTCCCCCGGTTTACACCACGGACCAGCGGAGAAGCGGTCTTTGTCGTTATATGCCTGATCGCCCATGTCGAGAACCAAACCTATAGTTGAGAGTATGTATTCCTCTCGGACCGTTTTATCTGCCTTCAACAGCGAAGTTTCCCCAAATGTTTCTTCCACATTGGGTAGCGCAATCAAGATGTGGTAGCCCGTTGGCTTAGGGATGGCAGCTTCTAACTCCGCTTTTTCCTTTTCCGCTTGTGCTATCTTCTCTTTGCGTTGTTTTTCAAGTTCAGTCATCTTCATTTTCCATATAGTTTTTCGCAAGGTCTTTTAGTTCCCTTCGTGCTTGAGCTAGACCCCGTATCACTCCGCACACTTCTTTATACCCCTCGAAGGTTTTAGCCCCACCAGCGGTTATAAATTCTTCTTGGTTTTGCTGGGCAGCAGCCAGCCTTTCTTCAAGCACGTCAAAGACGGTTTTAGCCACGGTTTCTCTCCATCATCTGAGTTTTCGTGAGGTCCATAATCGCCTTGGCTTCATCCAAGTTCTGTCGTGCATCAGCCTGATCTGTCATGGCCGCTATGCGGCTGGCCTCCAGCGACGCAGTATTCTGGGCTTTCTGGGCATCCAGCGTCAGCCTTGCTGCGGCTAACTGCGTATCTGCTTGATCTTTCTGGGCTTTGCGCTGCTGTTCCGCGGCCTTAAGCTGCAATTCTTGCATCTGCATCTGCATAATCGGGTCTTGCGCCTGCTGCTGCGCCTGTTGCTGGGCTGCTGCGGCTTGCTTCTGCTGGGTGTTCTGCTGCGCAGCTTCGGCAATCATGCTCGCCAACTTAACTTCCAACTCTTCAGGCAGCTCGGCGTTGGGCGCCGGCAACGGCACACCCAGTGCATTTTCAATCTGCTGACGGTACGAGAACGCAACGTGCTCGGCTATGTGCGCCATCAGCGCCCCCATAATCTGCTGCGCCGCGGGGTTCTGCCCGATAAACGCTGCAATCTGCGGGTCCTGCATAAACGCTTGGTGTGTGGCAATGTGCGCGTCTTGATCTTGGTGGATAAACGCCTTCATCGGCTTGCCAACCAGCGCGTTCATGTTCTCACTGACGGGGTCTGTGGGCTTCAAATCATCCGTTGTCGGGACGAGCTTGTCCGCGTTCTTAACCCCCAGCACCTCAATCATCTGCCTGTGTAACTGAGGCAGGTCGTATATCTGCGGGGCTTGCTGCGCCATCTGCAGTACGGCTTGGTACTGAACCACACGCTGGGCCATTGTGCTGCTGTTAGGATCACTGACCGGGATAACGTCCACCACGGCGTAATCTGTCTGCTTGGCACGTGGCTCTCCACGATCCGGTACGTAGGTGTAATCCGCTGGAGCGTACTCGGCAATGATCGCTTTGAGGAGCTTAAACTCCTGTTTCATCGCGTAATGTACCCGGGACTGCACCGCAGCCATGGGCTTTAGCGTCCGTTCGAGCAGTGCTAGGGTGGTTCCAACCGGTGCGTTAGCACTCATGTCGGAGATATTCATGTCGGAGATCGCCCCGAGACGCCGACCTTCCTCAGTTATCTGGTTCAGCAGCGCGAGCAGCGTCTGGCTCGGCTCTTTATAGGGCAACGGCATGATATTGTCGCGGATTGAGCCACTTGGCACGTCCACATCACGGAATTCACCCGGGGTTATGGGTGTATCGTCGCCTTTTATGCGCAAACCACGTGTTTTTAGGCCACCCGGCAGGTTTGACAGCGTGCCTGCGTCAACAAGTTGACGAATTAGCGAGGTACCAGCCTTCGCGTAGCCCCCGATGATGTGAATTAGCCCCAAACCGTAGAATCCAAAGCCCGGAACGTACACATAATGGACAAAATGCTGTCGTTTTAGCATCAACGGGTCGTCTGGGTTCCAGTTTCTGCGGATCGCCAGCACTTTATTAGACCCGCGCTCAAGCGTAACCACGTAGGGTTTGGCTATTTGCAGGGCATCTTCGTCGTCTTCATCACCTTCGCTGTCCACACCATCAATAACGAGGTCCGCGTGTATCTCATAAATGCTATATCTGTCGTCGTCGGTCAGAGAATACCCGCCTTCTTCGGCTTTTTTCTCCTCGATGTCGGTGCGGTACGGCACTGGGTCACCCAGTGAGACATTTGCGTAGAACCCAGCGGCCTGCAACTTGTGCATCTCGTTCTTGGTTTTACGCATCACGTGCGTTACACGCTCAGCACTCTCTATATTAGAGGCGCCGTATGGCACGATGACGTCTTCCGGGGGTATGAAAATCGCTACCTGCCGGCCGATGTTCGGATCAAAATACACTTTCTTAAACGCAGAGCCTGCCAACCCGAGGGTGTACAGCATCCTCTCGTGCTCGGGGCGGTACTCGGTCATCACATCTGTCAGCTCATAATTCATGTCCACTTGGACACGCATGGCAGAATCTTCTTTCTCGCGGGTTACTTCCCCTATGATCTTAGTTCTTACAGGACCCGCCGCTGGAAACGTCTCGCTCATTGCCTCAGCTTGGAACCTGATGACTGCCTCAGCCAGCACGGTTGAGTACACGCCACAGGCGCCTATCCACGGGTCGGTGCGCTCTTCGGGTCTGAACCCCAACACATCAAGACCTTTGACAAACGTATCCGCCCAGTCCTTGCGGCTGTTCAAGTCTGACTCAATTAACCCAATCAGCTCGGTGCTCATCTCAAGCAACAGACCTTCATCGAGGTACTCGGCTAAGTTGGCATCAAACGGAGCCATCTCGAGGTCTTCATCGCTGGCGCTTTCTGGGGAGATCGTAACCTCTACCCCGCCATCCTCGAGCATCGTGATCTCAGTCTCCGCTGGCCCCATGTCCATCTCGATCTCAATACCAAGACCTTCGGTCGGCAGACCCTGCGGCATTTCGTACAAGCTGCGTTCAATTGCCATTTA